GAAATACACTATTACTTCCAAAAAAGTCTCCAAATATATACTTGGCATCAAATCCACGAATAGCACTCATACATACGATTTCTGCCCGTAATTCCTTGGATGTGGGAGATTTTAAGTTTAATTTTGAATTTATAAATTTTATAAGATATGGTAAATCCATGACACACTATATACTCGATCTTTGTTCTTGCAAGGTCTTTCTTTCACCGCTATCTTAGTACGATGCTAAGAAATACTTTCTATGACAGAAGACGATCAGTTATTCATCACTGGTTATATGACGAAACCGGAGAACCTGTATATCGTAAAGAACAATTTAAACCATTTTTATATATTCCATCGGTTGATCCTAAAAAGATCGATGCCTATGGTATTGATGACAAGCCGTTGACTAGAAGAGAATTCATCTCTGAATGGGAACGTAATGATTTCCTCAAAACCTATAAAGGTGTTCCGTATTTTAATCTCCCTCCAACACAACAATATCTTTTAGAAAAATATTATACAAAAGATATTCAGGAATTAACCAGTCAACCTCTAAGAACCTTCTTTTTTGACATCGAGGTTATTGCTGATGAATTTCCCGATCCGAAAGATGCCAAGTTCCCATTAACATCTATTACAATATATGATACTAAAACCAAAAAGTATTATGTATGGGGAACTAAGCGATATGATCATTATTCATGTAAAGATCACCTAGAAGGAATAGAACCCGAAGAAATCGTATATACATATTGTATTTCAGAAACCGATCTATTAAAGAAACTTATTAAATTTTGGAGAGCAAATTTTCCAGATTTAATAGTTGGGTACAATTCTTATAGTTTCGATATTCCTTACATCATTCATAGAATAGACCAAGTTTTTGAACCAGGAAAAGGTTCGGTATTATCGCCCGTGGATTATTTGTATGGTCAAGAGAAAGAGAATAAATTCTCGCAAGTTTATACAGAATATACCATAGGCGGAATTTCTCACCTTGATTATATGGTTTTGTACAAAACATTTACTCCGGGTGAACGCGAAAGTGATTCTTTAGATTATGTTGCAAAAGAAGAAGATATTGGTGGTAAACTTGATTATGGTTCCATGTCTTTAAACGAATTATGTAACAAAGATTGGAATAAATTCATCAATTATAACATATGGGACGTAAAGATTCTTATGCTCATTGATGAAAAGAGGAAATATCTTGATGTTGCACGATTCTCTGCATTCAGCGGATTCTGTAACGTTGATAAAGCACTAGGGAAGGTTGCTATTATCGGTGGTATTATTGCAAAGCAAGGTTTAATGAATAATCAAATCATAACCACCCAAAGTGGGGGTGAGCAACAGACTATTCCTGGTGGATATGTGAAAGATCCCGAGCCTGGAATGTATGAAAATATTGTAGTTATGGATTTAAATTCACTTTATCCGAATACAATTATCACTCTTAATATTTCACCTGAAACAAAGGTAGGACGTGTTATAAAACAGGATGATTCTATTGTTAAAGTTGATTTTGTAAAAGCTCGCAAAATTATAGATATACCAAAAGATAAGTTCTTACCTCTTATCGAAGAGAAGGGATGGGCATTATCTGCCGCTGGAATTCTATTCAGTCAGGATAAGAAAGGGTTATGTGCAGAATTCGCAGACGGTCTTTACCAGAAGCGCAAAAAGGTTAAAAAGGAAATGTTTAAATGGGAGAATAAATTATCTACTATAGAAAAGGGTAGCGATGAGTATAAATCCATAAAAAAATTGATTTCTCAATTAGATACTGAGCAGTATCTTTATAAGATTTTGTTAAATTCTACTTATGGTGTTCTTGCAAATCGATTCTTTCCTCTGTACGACCTAGATTGTGCAAAAAGTATCACGCTCACGGGTCAAGCCCTTATTAAGCAATCTGATAAAATAGCCAACGAATATGTTCAGAAGGAGTGGAATTTAGAGAAGAAGGACCGTGTGATTGCCGAAGATACCGACTCTGCGATTATTTGTATTGATGATATTTTGAAGTTATCAAACTCTACAATCGTCGATAGTAACGGAGATTTAACTCCTGAATTTATTGAAATTGAAAATAAAATAACTGAAAACCTCAATAAAGGTGTAGTAAAATGGGCAGAAGAAACCCTCAATACTAAGGATTGTAGATTTGAATTTAAACGCGAATCTGCATGTCCAAAAGCTATTTGGGTAGCTAAAAAGCATTATGTTATGGATATTCGTAATTCCGAAGGTGTGAAAATGAATAAATTCAAATATAAAGGGCTTTCTGTAGTTAAGTCGTCCTTTTCAGAAAAAACTCGTAATATCACCAAATCTATCGTGAAGGGTATTTTCGATGCACCTGATAAGAAGGTGGCAGATGACCATTTTTTCAAATCCTATGATGACTTTTTTACTATGCCCCAGAATGATGTGTCAACCCGCTCATCTATTAAGGTTTTAGATAAATGGGAAGCATCTTCTAATGGTCTTGATACTGGCTCTGGTTGCCCACAACATGTTAAATTCTCTTTATATTACAATCATTTGGTGAAATTGCTAAATCTTGATAATAAATATCCTTTAATTGAAGGTGGTAAAAAAATAAAATTAGCATATGTTAAACCTAATAAATATAATATTGCAGGAATTGCATATCTGGACGAGCTTCCCGAAGAATTTGAATTGGAAATTGACAGAGAGGCTATGTTTGATAAATGTGTGGTTAAATGTTTAGAACCTATATTTGATGCTCTTAAATGGAATGTACCAAACCCTAAAAAACAACTTGAGTATTCGTTGGACGACCTTTTCGGTTGAATTTAAACGTAGATGGAATATAATTTTTGAAGAACGATCTATAGAAGATATTCGAAATGATTATTTAAGAGGGTTGTGGATTTCCAAAGAAGAACTTATGAGATTGAAAGAATGGGAAACGCAAGAGTTTATAAAAGAATATCAACTCTTGCGTGGACAATATCTCGATCTTTTATCAGGATTCAATATGAATGCACTTTCAAATTATCATTTATTAGAAAGAAAAAATCAGGGAAAAATGTAAAATTTTGTTGATTTTTATACAGTCTTTCCATTAATATTAATATGGAAGAAAAAATCATAGGAATTCTCAAGAGTGTTAGCGAACTATTTGTTGCTACTCTCGTAAACGAAACAGAAACAGAAATTACAGTAAAAGATGCTGCATTTTTGGGTATAAGTGGACAAAACGGGCAAGTTAATATTAACTTTATCCCCATTGAAATGCTAAGTCTCAATCCACCAGTCAACATCCGCAATTTACTTGCAGATCCGACCCAAGACCTAACATGGACTTTTGATAAAAAATCATTACTTAAATATGATTTAGTGTTATCCGATAACGTTCTCACTAATTATAAGCAATTGGTTAATAGATCGCCTATTATCACTCCTGATAAAAGTATAGTACGTCCTGATGATAATATCGTAAAACTATTTTAATAATATGGAACATAATACACAACTAGAAATACTATCTGATATTGAAAAAGAGAGTGTTGAGCTATTTAAATCATACCTCAAAGACCTTCTAAAGTTCAGAACAAAAGGAACAGCATCCGCTGCTGCCCGAGCACGCAAAAAACTTTCAGAATTATCTCATCTTGCAAAACCTGTAAGAAAAGGAATTCAGAAAGATAAGGTAGCAAAGGTCGCCGAACGCAGAGCAGCAAAACAGGTAAAAATTACATCTTTATAATTATGCAACACATGCCTCCACATCAACAGAGAGTTATCAACGAGCTTTTCGAGCTAGAAGAAAAGCTCAATAACCTCCGCACCTTTATACAAAGTAACCCCATATTTAACACATTGGATGCAACAGAGCAAGGACGTTTAATACAGCAATCAGAGGTAATGGCAAAATATTCTCAAATTCTGGACGAGCGTATCAATGCCTTTGTAGCAGATATAATCTAATATTAGTATACCTGCACGGAAAATGCGAAAGATTGATTTCTTTCGCATTTTTTATTGAATTGAATGTTCCTATAAGGTATAATATAGGAACTTATGGCTGATATTAAAAACGCATTACTTGCGAAATTCAAACAGAACTCAACTATTAAAGAATCATCAATTCTTTCAAATTCTAAATTTTTCAAAGAGAAAAAGTATATCGATACCGGAATCCCCGCACTAAATGTTGCGCTATCTGGCAGATTAGATGGTGGTATGAGTTCAGGGCTTACTATGTGGGCAGCACCTTCTCGACACTTTAAAACGGCATTTACCCTAGTTATGACTAGGGCATACTTGGATCACTTTAAAGATTCTATTTCTCTGTTCTATGATTCAGAATTTGGAACACCTGAATCTTATTTTGATGCATTTGGCATTGATAAAGAACGTGTGTTACATACCCCGATCACTAATATCGAAGAATTAAAATTTGATATTATGAAACAATTGGAGGCTATTCAACGTGGTGAGAAGGTTATTGGTGTTATCGACTCTGTTGGAAATCTTGCAAGTAAAAAAGAAGTAGAAGATGCCCTAGAAGGGAACTCTGCTGCGGACATGACCCGTGCAAAACAATTAAAATCTCTCTGGAGAATGGTAACTCCACATCTAACTCTTAAAGATATTCCACTGATAGTTGTAAATCATGTTTATGATGAACAAAAACTTCACGGAAGACAAATCATGGGTGGTGGACAAGGTGGTATGTTATCATCTGATAACGTGTTCTTCGTTTCTCGTTCACAAGAAAAGGATGGTGATGAATTGATTGGTTACAACTTCAACATCATAGTCGAAAAAAGCCGATCTGTCAAGGAAAGATCACGAATTCCTATTACTGTCACCTTTGATGGTGGTATTAGTAAATGGAGCGGTTTACTAGATATGGCATTAGAGTCTAAGCACGTCGTTAAACCAAAAATGGGATGGTATAGTCGTGTTATAAATGGTGTCACCGAAGAAAAGCTCTATCGTATGAAAAATACTTTTTCAGAAGAATTTTGGGGAGATATTCTGAAAGAAGAATCATTCAAGGAATGGGTAAAAGATACCTATTCTATTAGTCAGGTTGATATGTTATCCGTGGACCGTGATACAGACGAGGAGGAAGAAACAGAAGATTAATATGAGTAAATTATTAGAAGAAAATCCGATATTAGAATTATTGTCAAAATACCCTTGGTTAGGAGAAATCCAGCACAATATAAGTGATTTCAATGCCCATCTCGAAGGTCTGAATAAGAAATTCAATCAACAATTATATAAACAAATGATATGCTCTGGAGTGTTTTTCAAACTAGATATATTAGATAAATATAAAGATAAGTTTCTGAAAGCGATTCCATTTTCCATAGGTGGAAATGTTGCACAAAATTATATATTTCAGATTGAAAATAATCTTATTGTATGTTTTATGATGGGAAAATTGAATGATATTGGTCTAGCAGTAGTTCCAGATTTCCACTCAACGTGTATGTCGATTCCATACAACTTTATCCTTGACAATACAGAGTTTATAGTCGAACCTAATAAGAAGCCACTAGGCTTTGGAGGATAAAAATATGAATAAACATGAATTAGAAATTATAGTTGATGAATGGAGTAATGTTGCAAAAGGATCGAAAACAGTACCATTGGTTTCTTTAGGGACTAATGATAATGCCATTAAACAAGAACGTAAAGTTTTTGAATATTGTGCAAAGGTTCTTAAAGGTATCATAAATAAAAAAGATGATACGAGCAACAGTTAAGACTGTCGGTGCATTAGTGAATCGTCCTCGAATATCTTTTATAGATGTCGAGGACGAATCGCATATTGCAATACGACGAAAAAATGAAGATACTAATAAGGTCGAACAATTCACTATTTCTGAATTGTTCGATGTTTATAGTAAAAATTCTTCTTATGAACAGCGCATGGGAGATAATGAAAATCCTATAACTACTGATCTATGGGAGACATGGTTTATGAACAAATATATACGAGGAACGGGAATAGAAACTCGATTAATTTCAATAAGTTATGAGCGTATTTAACGAAAATAGATCGAAATGTAGATATTGTGATAAGATTAAAATCAGGCACCATGAGCGCAGACTAGACCAACACGACAGACAGCCATCGAATGGTTGCCTGCATTTTTCTTGTTCGGCTGTTGAGGAACTTCGAGAGGGGTTTCGTCAATTGGAACTTCGAGCAAAAGAGCAAGGCGATGATCTCGCTGCCGTGGTAGCCTCGTCACATCATAGGCTTGCAGACAAACTAGTCGTCCGATTGGGTGGCTTGTCGGTGCGTCAGCCGAACTATGTAAATCATTGGGATTGGGCTGATAATGAATTACATGATTCAGGAAAGTGTGTTTTGGAGATGGCAGAACTTCTTGAGAGATATAACTCTTATATTGAGTGGCTGAACAACTACGAGAAAACAACCAACGGTATTTATGACTATCTTCTTGATTTAGACCACACCCTAGCCGACATTTAAAGATGGCAAAACTAGACCTAGACCTGTTCGAAAAAATTATAATTCAACAATGCCTTAAAAAAGATTCCAATTATGTAGCGAATATTATAGATTATTTAGATAAAGACCTCTTCAAGAACAATGATATTGCAAATATTATCAATATTATAAAAGATTTCTATATAGAACGATCATCAATTCCCACATTAACAGAACTTGCAGCAAGAATCACAACAAGCTCTCTTAAAGAATCCTTACAGACTGTCGTAGGCTTTATTAAGAAATTGGATAGTGAATATAACGAAGATGAATTAATCGCGAATACTGAAACATTTATCAAACAGAGAAAGTTTGGTAAGCTTATGGAAACTACTATTGATAAGAAAGTTTCTGAGAAGGAGTACTCTATTGAAGAGTTTCAGGCGGAATCGGAAAAAATTCATTCTATATGTTTGATCGATGACTTAGGATTAGATTATTTCGAAGATCAACATAGAATTAAAGAATACCTCCAGAAGAAAGATAACTTATTATCTACTGGATATAAAGGATTGGATGAAGCCTTTGGTGGAGGATTCCAAGCAGAAGGAAAGGCTATTTATGATATTGGAGGAGAAACCAATGTAGGAAAATCCATTTTCCTTGCTAACATTGTGGTCAATGTTCTTATGCAGAATAAGAAAGTTGTCATTATATCTCCTGAGATGTCGGAAATGCGATATGCAAAGCGTATTTCTGGTATTTTAACAGGAATTGCTATCAACACACTCGCAGATAATATAGAAAATTTTGATGAAAAGGTCGATGAATTTGTAAAAAAATATGAATCTCGTCTTATTATTAAAGAAGTCCCTACTAAAGGGGTATCTGCAAAGAATATCTTAGGATATCTACTTAAATTGAAGAATCGTAAAGGATTTATTCCCAACCTTATATGTATTGATGGACATGCATTGTTGAAACCTAGTATAAATCAAGGGAGTACACATGCTAATATTCAATATATTGTTCAAGAGTGTCGGGGTATAAGTTATGTATTTCCCGCACCAGTATTGACAGTTGCCCAATTGAATAGAACTGCCCATAAAACAAATAATCCTGGATTGGATAGTTTAAGTGGTAGCTGGGACTCAATTGCGGATCTTGACGGACATGTTAATATCTGGCAAACAGACGAAGATCGGGAAGCGAATATCATTCGCTTTGGTGGTAAGAAAGCTAGAGACGGTGCAAAAGGAGCAGAAGGATTTCTTACTATTGATTATGACACCCTAAAACTGACTGAGGAAGATGATATGATGGCTTATGCAGACAATAATAATGATCAGAGAAGTATAAATAACATTTTAAACTTTGATAAGTTAGTGGGAGATAGTTAAATATTATGAATGATTCCCGAAGATTTTGTTGCCCCTTGTGCAAATACCCAAATTAGTAGAGAAGAGTTAGAAGAAACTATTAACAAGTTCGGTTCATTCATAACTCTTCTCACCAATAAACCTGTTTCTTGCGTAACTATGTTTATGATTATCCAAAAAAGTCCAGAACTTCGACAGATTTTGATTGATCTGACTGATGCATCGTGGTATTCTATTGTTGAATACATGGCATATCGATATCCTGTATTGAATAAATCTAAAAAGATAAAGTAATATGGCTCCCGACTATATAAAAATAATTGCAGAACGATGGGTTTTTGACTTAATAGATTTTGCAGAAAATGTCCTAATGGAAGAGGATACGACCCATATACATAATGCAGTTTTCTCTATAATTAATAGTGACTGTCATTGTGCTCTACAAGACGTTGCGGAATCGACGGTTGCATTAGGTTGGATACGAGAATTTCAGAAATTTAAATATTCATATGCATTATATCCGAATAAATTGAACAATCTCCTCATCATTGCCGTATATATGCATTGCCGAAATATCGAAACTGCTGAATATATTATCAGGGCTCATCTATATAGAAACGGACATAGTATATATTCAGATATCCTAAGAAAGAATATACTCATTGATAGAAAATTTATTGAGAGGGTGAATGAATTCTACCAAAGATGGAATGATGTTGAACGATAATCAGAAAAGAATATATAATCTTTACCTACGAGCATATCGCACAAATAACGGTCAACCTTTTCGTGCGAAAAAGAACTTCAAAGACGTAGAATCTGATGAGGAGATACTTTTGTATCTTAAAAAATTAGAGAATGTGTTCTGTAAATATCCTGCATTTTTTAACGATACCTACTTCAATGCTCCTTATATCATCTATCCTGATGATAAGAAATACTTCTCTCTAAAATTTTTCTCATCTCAGAAGGGTATAGGCACTTGTATTGCATATTATAAGATTCTTCTTAAATCCGACCCCGAGAAGCAGTTTGAATTTTTTAAAGCGTCTTATAAGTTTATTGCAGAATTTTGTATAGAAAAAGGGCTTGAATTGAGAGAGTACACAGGTTACTGTTCAATAGCTCAAAACGACTGCCTAAAGCACCTGAAGGAGCATAAGATTTCTTGGTATGTTGTATTCACAATACCTCAATTTTATGACCTATTATTTAATATGCCAAAGGATGAATTTGAGTTGTATTATGGTTCGGATATAGATTTAGTAGAACTTTATACGAATTTTAAAAATAGTACAAAAACGCAGAATTTACTAGCAGAAATGCATAAAAAAGTTTCACTTTTTGTTCAAAAAACTCTTCAAAATAAGAGAATTTTGGATAAGTAGTAGAAGAACGTAGAAATACGTTTGTTAGAATAATTAGAATAAAATATAAAAATATGGAAACAGTAGACGATATACTAGGATTAGTAAAAGACACAGAAGAAACAAGAATTAAACAAGAGCGTGGTGGATTTACACCAGACCCTCGAATTCTTAAATTTAAGGTTGGTGGAACATATGTTCTACGATTGCTTTTTAATCTAAAAGCAGAAGGTGGCGATAAGTTATTTGTAACTTACAAATCTATCGGGTTTACTAGCAGAGTAACTGGTAAATATGTGTTTGGGGGACGTGCGCCTTCGGACGCAGGAATGAAAACCGATCTCTTCAAAGATACGCAATGGGATCATTATTCCAAAGCTGTTGCAAATAATGATGAAGCAGAAAAGAAATGGTCTTATAAACTATTCCCTCAAGCAAATCAACTTGTTAATGCATATCTTGTAAGTGTTACTGGTGATGACGATGCTAAAAAACTCGAAGGAACCGTAGTGGTTGTTAAATACGCCGCACAAACTGATAAAGATGGAAATCCTACATCTGATCTTTATAAGAAGATCAAACAAGCAGTTATCGGAGATAAGGCTGCGAAGATTGGTAAAAGAGCTTTTCTTCTAGATGAAAAGGGTAAACTTATTACTAACGGTAAAGAACTTATCGTAAAAGTTGTAAAGAATAATGGTGGTTGGGCTGACTATTCAGATAGTGAATGGGATGATGCATCAGAAATTAAACTTTCTGCTGAACAGATCAAAACTATTTCTGAGAGTGTTCACGATCTTCGTGAATTCGTCCCAGAAGTTAAAACTAATGATGAAATCAAGAAATTCCTTGACGATCATTGGTACGGAAAGTCCTCAAATCTTGAGGATGAACTAGAAGACGACGAAAAACCATCTAATATCCTGAAAGATGAAGATGATACTGATATCCCTATGGATTCAGGTGAAGACGCTCTAGATAAAATGCTAGCAAGCATTAAATAATATTTGATAAAAATCGCAAAAGCGGCTAAATATTGCAATATATGGATGATAACACCGATATTGCAATATTAGCCGCTTCTGTTGAAAGAGAGATGCGCCAAGGTCTGGCAGGAAGCCAAGGTCTGCGATATAATCGCACAGATTTTAGAAATTTTTTAAATGGGCATCCTAATGTCCAACAGCCACAACCGATGCACCCTGCGCATCAATATCATGGGCAGTATAATCATAATTACGGTCCTCCTCCGCAACAATATTATCCGCAACAGGGATTACCGCCCCCACAAGGAGGAGATGATTTGGTTATTCCTGAGGGAACTTTGAATGGACCTATAAAGCAATACGTCGTTCCTGCGCATTTACAACTCCCAAATCAAGGTGGACCACAAGTAGCACCTATGATGGAACCCTCTGGAGGATTTGTGATGCCTAATTACAATGCCTCATCTCAAAAAGTGTACCTCGAAGATGAACAAGAATTTCGCGATGCTCTTATTAAAGAAATTAAATCACAGAAAAAGTCATTAAATAAGTTGATTAAGACTAATGAGCAACTTATACTAACAGTAGACACTCTCACTGCTAAGATCAAAGAGATGGCCGAAAAGCTTAAAATAGAATTAGAACCTGAACCCATACCTGAAAATATAATAGATGAAGTTAAAGATAAATCCTAAGACGTTTATAACAGAGTTTATAAATCCAGTTGTTGAAATAAATAAAGAAGGGAGGATGGCGGTATTTTACGATGAAAATCGTAAAGAAATTTATTCTGTATCAGGAACAAAAACAGAATCGATAAGATTGTATAATACATATAAATGTTTTGATGTGATTGATCCGTGTAATAGAATTTCGCTGAATGTCTTACGCCTTGTAAAAGGTTTGCAATGTGTTGGCGCTAGCGAGCAAGTAATAGATTTGGACATAAATAATTCGAATAAATCTTGCTCCTTTACTTCAAAAGATATAAAGTTCAACATTAGGCTTATTGATGATAAAATGGTAACAGTGCCAAAGTTTAATGTTGAGGTTTTTAGGAAATTTTCCGTAGATCATACTATCGCAGTAGATGCTGAATCTGTAATTAACATTAAACGTGCATTAGATTTCTCATCCGAAACTGAGAAGTTTTATATTGAACAAGAGGGAACCGATGTTTACCTATTCTTCGGAGATAAGAGTACTACTTCTAATCACACGGACTCTATTAGGGTTTTAATCTCTGAGGGTATCAGCAATAATATCCCATCTCATATTTATGATATAGATATTCTTAAATTGATTCTGAAAACAAAAAACGATTTTTCTATAAACTTAAACAATAATGGTATTATGTTTATAGAGATACAAAATAATAACTCAAACTTAGCATACATAACAACTCCACTTAAAAAATAATGGAATATATAGACTACCAAACATTTGCCAGTAGAATGAAATCTAACGGGCATACTGTACATAAGATGGACATCAGTTATCCCCTAGCAGATACCAGATGTTGGACAGCACAGATTAACCCAGGAACAGATAATATCTTAATAACATTAAATGTTAATAGATATCAGGTCGGAAATCAATATTTCGATATTCTCTCTGATACAAAAAACATAACCGATGTGTATATAGATGATATTTACGATACTGTAAATCTTCTCGTAAGAGAACCTTTAGAAACAACATACTTCAGCGACAATGTCTAATAAAATAACTTCAAAATCATACTGTATTAAACGTCTCCGTGATTGCGGATACTATGTGGATAAAATCGACTCAATTGAGTACTCCGAAGATGATTCACGTAAGTGGACTGCTATTATTGATCCAGGTGGCATGTCTATTTTCCTTACATGCAACAAGGACGAAACTATCAGTCTCTATGACGGAGGCAGATACATAAACACCAAAGAAAAATTGAATACCGATAGCGTGGAAGTTCTGATAGATTTTCTAAACGAAAGAGGTTTGATTTATAAACATTATCTCTACGGAAAACCAAGGAATATTCCAGCATAGTATAAATACTTATATGGAAGAAAATTCTATGCCGTCCGATTCGGATAATAAAGAAATTGATAAGTTACGAAAAGTAACAGGTAAGTTAAACCCTAAAATTCGACGCAAAGGTAAGAATAAAACAGTAACAGAACAAGTAAAACTGAGCACTGCCATTGCTAATAGATTATCGGAATATTGTGATTGTTATATGTTGTTCGGGTTCGATACAAATGGTAATCCTATTCTCCTAATCAATTCAGCAAACAATCTTGAATATAGAGCATTATCAGATCTTTTAATGGAATTCGTCAATGAGTCTATTTTAATAGATACGCCCGATCCATTCGGAGAAGATGAAGATTTAGAATAATAAAAAACCCCAGCATATGCTGGGGTTTTTTGTAAGTATCGTATATGTCATTCTCTAATTTAAATAAAGTTTGGACTCCTGATACACTTTCTTTATATCTATCTAAAATAAAAGCACCCGAATGGGCAACAAAAATATGTATACATCACACTGCAAGCCCATCACTGGCACAACGTCCTAAGGGATTTACTATGCAGCACATAGAGAATATTAAAAGTTTTTATGAGAATGATCTGAAATGGAATAGGGGACCGCATCTATTTGTTGATGAAGATCAATTATTCGGTATGACACCATTTACAGAAAAAGGCATTCATGCACCATCCTTCAACTCAAATGCTATAGGTATTGAAGTTTTAGGTGATTATGACTCCGAAGATCCTAAAAGCGGTAGAGGTTTGCAATGCTGGGAAAATACAGCGGCATCTGTTCGAGTATTAATAAAATGGTTAAATATTCCTATAAATGACGAAACTATTGTATTCCATAGGGAATGTGCAGTGACAAAACGAACAACAAAAAAATCATGTCCAGGAACAAAAATCTCCAAAGACTGGTTCTTATCTCTAGTCAATAAATCAACCAATATAGATATTAAACAATCAGTTGTTAAAGATGATAAAGTCTTCGTACCTGTTGTGAAATATCTAACAGAAGAAAAACAAGTTCCTTATAAAGAGGCAATTACAAAACTTAAAAAATCTGGTAATGTATTTTTATATGACGGACATTTACTAGAGTTTGCGCATTTTGATACTGTAACACAGTCAACAGTAGCACCTAAATCTGAAATAGACGACATATTCACTTGCTAGTAATTCATCTGCTCTAGGCTATATTCCCTATTTGTTCTTTAAGTTTGGACAAATCTGCTAATGCTGCTTGAATTTCTTTATACTTAGATTCCAATTCCGTCTCTAATTGTTGCATTTTCTGTTTCAAGGACTCATCTGTATAATTCGATGTCCTCACACCTTCTCCAGAAGGACGAGTATCATCCACAGAACTTGCATCAGCCCAATCAGTTTTATTGATTGCCATTTGTTCAGAAGTTCCGCCGAACTTTTCAACGACTGTTAGTTCTGTTTTAGAGTTTTTTACAGGGAGAGCCATAACTGGCATTGCCCAATTGTTTCTTGATCCTACGGCACGGATAACATCATGCGGATTTGCACTAGTAGAGCCTCCGATAGATCCAGACTGCGAAGTTAGTTTAGTATCAGATTCGACTAATTTACTAGCAATAGCTTTGAAAGGATGAACATGTGGATCAACAACAGCAAAATTTGGAGAATTTTCAGAATAAACATCCAAGCATAATGGATTTCCTTGTGAATCACGTCCAACAGCTTTACCCAAATATGCACCAGCTAATAAAGTCGCATATGTAGGAATTTTTGGAGGAGTCGTAGTCGGACTAGGTTCCATAATATTACTAATTCCATTGATTCCATATGAGCACAACTCTGGATCAGGATTTGGTAACTTCTGTGGTTCTTGTGCCATTCCCCAAGAAAAATTGGTCTCGGTTATATGATATTCACAAGGGGCCGTAATATGATGCACCGATAACTCCCCTTCGATATGAGCACCACCTCGTATTATTGCATTAAGTCCAACATTTAAATTACCGTCTACTAAAACCTGTTGCTCTTCTTCAGTTTTTCCGCCAGTATCCAAGTCTCTGGCTACTTTTTTAGGACGTAGTGATATGACTTCGCCAGATATATCAACTCTCTCACCACCTATAGAAGTTTCACCCCGAGAATTTATAGTTACTTGCTCACCTAGAAGATTTACGATTGTTCCATATATATTCAATGGACCCGTCGTCTTAAAATTTATTCCATTTGAACCTACTGTAACATTCCAGCCATCACAGATATTCAATTCATAAGATCCTCCTGGAAACTTCTCAACATCAACATTTTCGATAAGAGAAGATTCTCTATATTGTGTATAAATGGTTGTTCCTAATGGGTCTATTTTAACTCCGTATGGAACTAATTTACCCTTGGGGTCTTTTCTAAATGATTCAAAATCATTAAACACAAGACCTATATTATCTATAAAATTCTTTGCGATTGTTCTTATATGCGATCCACCCTCAGGATGCTTATTTTGTCCTAATTGTTTCTCATATTCATAGATAGTTTTTTGTATTTGCTCTCTCTTCTGAACTATTTGATCTTTTGTTATTTCCCTGACAAAATTACCGTCTTGTGATGAAGGACTTAGTAGCTTACCCCAGCAAGTAAGGCACGTCTTACCCGCACTACCTACAGTTTTATAAGAGTCTTTACCATCTGTTATTTCGACAACAGTGCCGCTGTTTTTCTTTATCTTTTTTACTTTCGATGTACTTGTAGAAATAATTACTTTCGAAGATATACCATCATACCTTTTATTCGTTCCCGATTTTACTTGGTCTGGTGCTTGATCTATAGAATTGTATCTATTCGTTCTTCGAACTTCGAATTTTCGTTTAATATCATGCAATTCTCTCTGGGATTTTTTAATATCTTCCATAGGCTTTTGCCATTTATCAATATCTCCGACCTTTTCGATTATATCTCCTAATGTGATTTCTTCTTTATTTTCGTCAATTATTTCTAGATGAGTTCCGCCTATATTCAAAAGAGAATCACCCATGATATTCTCCCTTTTATCACGGGTGATTAAGATATCCTGTCCATTTTTATCGAACTTTTCAAAGGTTCCGTTTTTATGAGTGATAGTTACACTCTCTTGATCTTTGGTATTAATAAACTCTATATTTCCCGCTGGTTGATTGAGAACGACTTTATCTTTGAATATTTCATCATTATTTTCGTTGTCGTTATTATATTTTCCTGGATAATTCATATATAATATTTAGATGTTACTTCAGCTCGAATATACCTTTATAATCAGCACGGGACGCAAAAGTTCCTATGATAATAGGATATAACGGATCTCCATTTTCGAACCGAACCCACACATGTGAACCTACACCAGGAATAGATATTATTCCCTTCCAATCATTGTTGTAATCAGGCGCTCTGGCTGGTCCTCTATATATTTGTGTTGCATTAGTTTGAATGTTAGAACCTTTGGTATTATTAGGATCGTTTAAGGATTTTCGGCCATGGTTGGTCGTATACTTAGATTGATTGTTTGCTCCACCGATATGACTATTTCTGCGCTGTTGCTCATCTAGTAGACCTGTTGTGACATTGTTATATATCTCACCTCCACCTCCTCCCCTAGAAAGCATAGTACTCCCCCTAGACATAGGCGCTCTTGGCATAATAATTCCCCCTATGATACTGGTAACTATAGGAACTAATGCTAATATCTTTGAGATGTCGAAATTATTATTCTTCCCTTTTATTTTTACATAGTTGATATTACTTATAGGAACCACTACTCTCACATTGTCAGACTTATATGTTATACTAGTTTCATCGCTGGTTTCTAATTTAAATTTCTTATTCAAGGTATCTTTGCCATTTATAAGTATGTTAACAGGGAAAGATTCTAACGAACCAGAAACAGATGTATTAGAATTCTCAAATAAAATAGGTGGAGAGTAAGATAGTTTGTCAGACGATAGTGTTGGCTCCTCACATGTATTATATAAAGGGCTTGTGTTATTTACGAGAACGTCATTTATTAGAATATTTGGTGAAGTAACGTCGATTTGGATACTCTCTATAGTATTGTTCGTTTCATTCGTATCATCTATAATTTCTAAAGAAGATAGAGGCTTGACATCATAAACACTAGGTAATGAATTTTTAAGATTTGTTAAACATGTATTTCCGTATGAATTGGCCCAGAATGCAGGAATATTAGTATTTCCGTCACATCCTGTATTAAAACAGAATTTTCTACCCCCTACCTTAAAATTTAGTAAAATAGAGGTTCTAGGAGGAACAGAAATACTATTAAATGTTATAGGTTGATCCCTTCGTTTTTCAGCATCCGATTCATCTTTTTTGAAAAATGATACTGTTTTGTTATCGCCTTGGAATATGAAATCAGAATCATTTCCTATATAATATACATCGGAAGATGCATGATAAAATCCAGGTGCAGACATACCTATAGAAGGAAGCATAACTTCTGCCCAAAACAATTTATCTTTCTGATTTTGTAATATATCTACGGTCAAGGACGATTTTGTATTCTGTCCCATAACCTTAAACATCTTATCTTCTTCTCTTTTCTGGTTCCAATTCTTTAATTGTTGAAGATTTATTCCTGGCACAAACACTTTGACCCGTCCTTCTTGCTTTGGGTCATTATTTTGAATAACTATCCCTCTATATGTTTCGGTATATTTCATATATTATTGTTTTTCCTTTTTATATTCTACTTTAGATCCGACGATTTTATCGTTAGTAGGATCGTTGATATCATTTGTAGTTTCTCCATCTAATAATGGGCGACCTGATTGATCGACGATATATGTTATCGGTTCACCATTTGGTCCTTCATTCATAGATATTTGAAACCCTTCCACCTCATACCTTGCCAACTCTTTAATGCAAAAGAATTTGTTGATGAGCCTCAGGGCATCTTGTGCAAGATTTATCACCGCTGCTGTACATGGTGCTACAGCATTGCGTTTTCTTTGTGCATTATGAACATCCATCGTAAAATTATGTCCATGAGATATAGGCGTTTCTGATGAATAATTAGGATGTAATTTACTCATAGTATTATCAGTAGGAAGTGCTCTAACGAATAAACTATTTGTCAAATTCTGCGCACCATCCATTAGTGCAAACATTTCAGGAAACATTTTAAGGAATATATTTTTATTCATCCTGCTATTAGTAGTTAGACAGTTTACACCATCATTCCCCATCCATTTCATCGGATCGATTTCGGTAGATTGCATCACAATACTGGAATATTGTCCAATATCTTCGCTAACTTGTTGATAATATGGAAATGTTCCTATGTGCATTTGGATATACATGTTTATTGCAGGATGTATTTTTTGGGAACGATTTATGAACTCCCGTAGAAGAGGTGTAGGCATTATTGCAAATGTTCTAGGATCTTGTTTATTAACAGAGGATTTAGGTAATAGAGATATTGCTTGGGTTATACTACACGCCGAAGTCCCCTTCTGTATTGCGAGATTTTTCAACCCACTAGAATTTGTTGCAGATGCAAGAAATGCGGTAAAATCGGTTAATTGCTGAGAACTTCCGTTCCAAGGACCGTGAAATTCTGATATAAGTTGAACTATCCTATCCAAAGGCTTATCAGACGTTTCTAATGAACCGTATAGTTCATCAAAAATTGTTCCTGATTTACGTTTTCCTGTTGGACTTGATTTTAGGGATTTATGAAAATCCTCTGTTACGACTTCTGGCATATATGGTTATTTACTGCTAATTATATCCACGTCACTTGGTTCAAATGTGGTCATCTCTTTATAGGTATGAGTTTTTATTCCTGTAATTTGTGTTTGATATGTCTTTGTAGTATTATTAAAATGATGTATTATATTCGTAACAAAGTATTGACCTTCTAACTTTGAGTCGTATTCTTTATCATTTCCAGTTAGCTTGGATAATCCGAAAAATCTTCCAGGTTGTCTGATAGTTAAACCTTGTATAGTAAATGCAATACCCAGATTTGAAAATAGATAATATTTTAATAGGCGATTTCTTCCATCAGCTAACCGACCTAAATCATCACTTCGCAAGGAATAAACAGTTCTCGTATTTAATCCGTCCCTAATATATGGTGTTAGATTAAGCCGATCTTGTGTATTATTAGTCAATATATTTTTGGATATACTATTATTGTAAAACTTTCTATATTCCTCTGCTTTATGAGTCATTCCCTCTTCATTAAATTGGCCACCAGATGAATTATAAGACACTACTCGATAATTAGCCAGATTTTGAGAATATGTCAGTCCACTCATATCAATTAGTTGATATTCTTTGATGGTGTTGTATTGATCGGCCTTAACTTCTAATATAGGACTATCATTGATCGGTGCTTTTTTAATATAAGGACTTTGATTATTCTCTGAATGTTCCTCTATAAAGAAATGCTCTATTTGAAAGTCTTTTGCCGTATCCTTTCCGGCCTTTTCGAAGTATTTCTTAATTGATTTTAACGAAAACTGTTTAGGTTTCATTTTTTCCTGTGATCTCTCAAGTTTGAAAATACATGGTTGATAATCATTCTCTTCCGATGATGTCGTATAGTTTAAAAGATATTCTAGATCATCTATAAACTTAGCATGAACGGGCGACGAATAAAATATCATATTATCGTCACTACCCGCGTCCCATTCTGCAATTTTCCCTACATTTTTAGTATATTTTGTAAATTCAGGGGCTGATTTTAGAAGCTCTCCCACAGAATCACCAGTTTTTAAACTTTTTTCAGAATTATCTAACTGACTTAGATTTCCCTTTCCTTTATTTTTACCAGTGTTTGCAGTTGAAAACTCCGAATCCCGTTCAATCATTAATTGATATACCTTCTCCCAGAAGAAAACCTTTTTCATTTTATTAGAAAAGTCTGCACCTGATAAATCTTCGGTATCATATATAACACCTTCAAATTCGATCAACCATTTACTATCTTCAAATAGTATATCATCAACCAATCCAGGAACAGAAGATGTTTTAGGTTTTATACTTATGAAAATAGTGTCCCTGCCGTCATTTCGGAATTTATATATATCGTTCTCTTTTTTGTTTAATGAGGTATCACTATCCCGCTCGAAAGATTCATAGGGAGTCTTTATAACTAAACTACCCTTGATTTTCCAATCAAAAATATCTTCCTCAATTACTAAATCTTCCCATGATTCGTTTGTGAGATATACGTTATTGTAACCATTATATATCCTAACAGTCATTTCATAATCCTGTTGATTAAAATTATATTGATTATCTTGTTCGTTCACCCTTATATTTACTTGGTGTTATTTATTTGACTAAGAACTTCTGATACTATCTCTTTTTTTAGAATTTTAACACGCTGTCCTTCGATTACATCAAACGGATTTGAAATATTATTTGCAACTAATATAATCCACCACAAACGAGTAGTTCCATAATGCTTAAATGATAAAGAATACCAATCCGAAAAGGAATAGATAGTATCATATGTTACCAAACCTTCATCTATATCACCAGAAATGTTAATTGCATTTGAAAGATTATAAAATTCGTATCCATCCTCATCTGTATAAGTTGAGAATATATTTGCATAGTCGTAAGGATGTAAATTGTTTGCCATATCAATTATTCAGTCTAAAAACCTCATTTAAATTACCCTCGGCAGCAGTTAACCTATCCCGAGAGTTTATATTCATAACGTTTACAGGAGTTCCGTCCGAGTTTCTTTTCAAATTCTCGAAATTAACTAATTCGTTCGCATAATTTCTTATCGCAGGTTCAAATGGAGTAATATCACTAATAGCTTCTACACTTACTCCTTTATCAAGCGCAAGAAGTATATTTCTAGAAGGCATCAGTAATGATGTAAATTCCATAGTTATTCTATATGCTTCAGGAATAGTTCTTGGGACACTAGTACTTCCGTCCGAAGATGCTAGATATTTTACTCTGGTATTTCCTAAGTTTGTAATTTCTAAATTTGACATCCAACACGCAGGCATATGAACTACATCAGGAATGGTCAGTGAATATATAACAGGTGGGTCAATAATCGCAAAATTTCTACGAGATGGCGAGTTCTGATAAGATAATAAATGGCATAGATTTCTATTATTCTCTACATCTTCGAGAGTTCCAGTATTAAAAAGATCAAATGTAACAGTGTATGATTCTGTTGTAGTATCTGTCCAAGATTTAGGCATTTCAAAGCCTACTCTTCCTGGAAGAATCACATTAGCAATGCCAGTCATTAAATCTCTGGCGGATTTTATTTTTGAAATACCTTCTGTATATGCATTAAAGCCTCTCTCCACACCAGGGAAAGACCTCATAGCGGCACCCATACCCGCAAGATCATTAATAGGATTTGCGGAAACATCATCAAATGTATTTTGACGAGATATTTTTTTTGTGTTAAAGTATGGAAACTTATATGTAAATCCAGTAGGCTCCGCAAAATATTTGTATTTATAGACATCGAATGGATCACGGTCTGCCTGTGCAACAGATGTTACTCCATTATTAACTAATCTTGCTGCAACACGTCCATAATAAACAATAGATGCAATAAGTTGTCCTGTTGTTTGTTGATATTCCGTAAGTCTAACGTATGGCACTTCCTTTCTCGCAGCTTTAGGAGAAAGAGTCCATGCCATATCCAATACGTCAATAATCCCATCTCCTACAGGTTGTAGAAATCTAGAATCTTTATCAGATTGTTTGTATTGGATTTTCATTTATAATATTTATTGACCGAACTCAATATGTCGCCCAGTATTAATTCTATGACGTTGGATAGGGTTACTTCCTCCAATGATGGTAGGATGAGGTTGCTTAGAGGCTCCTGCGCTCGCAATAACCGCTTGTGCGACGTTTCCGCTACTCTGAGCAGTCACAGCCGCCAAACCGCTGAAACCATTGCTTAAAACGGCTACAATCGTGTCTATTTTTTTATTAACATCTTTAAGAGCTTGGTCGAATGGTCCACCACCTTTTGCAAAGATATGTGCATCCTTTTTATTCGGTATAATAATTTCAGCATCTTGGACCTTAGTCTTATTTGCATTGGTTAAAATATTAATAGCTTTTGCGGTTGATATTTCCCTATCCTGTAATTCTTTTAATCTTTGATCGCGAAGTTTTTGACTAGGATTACCTATAATACTCCCAAGAAATCCTTGATCGCCAGAACGTTTGTTGATAACTGAACGCTCGTTGTTTATATTTGATATATCTTTCTTATATCTTGCAATAGCTAACTCATTTTCTTCTTTCCAAGACAGTCCAACATTTCTCTTCTTCTCTTCGAGATTCTTAATAATTTCGTCTTGAGTAGATATAGATTTTTTAATAGCATTAGACATGCTTGCATTATTTTTAGCGAGCATCTCCTTTGATGTAGTGAATAAATCTATTACATCATTCATCATAAGAGGAAATTCTTTTAATATACCCGGAATTTTATATAAAGTATATGCGATACCAGATATGATTCCTCCAATTATAGAAAATCTTCCTACGGCCAATCCAAAAGTCTTTATTCCTTGAACGAATGATGCAGCGGTTCCTAGTGGTAATTTACCTAAAATACTGAATAGTCCTGATAATATCTTCCACGATCCTTTAAAAATAGTTGATATTCCTCTGAGAGCGAGTCCAATACCTGGAACAAATTTCAATAGAGATAAAATTCCTGCCGACCCTAGTATCTTAACCCCTAACGAACCATATTCTCCTTTTTCAAAATCCTTTTTCATAGATTCGCCAATACTAGTAAATATAGGCTCTAATATATTCTTCGAGACCCATATTACTTTATCACCCATATAATTAGCAACCTTGCCCCAATCAGTGGTTTTCACTTTATCAGCAATAGGCTCTACGACATATTTGAATATATTATCAGATATAGCCTTGATACCATCAATTATAAATAATGCAGAACGTCCAAAGGTCTTCCAAGTTTCTTCGGATTTTACAAAGTCTGTTATAGAAGTTAAAATAGATTGAAATGTTCCTGATAAGATGCTTTGTATTGCTCTTCCAGTCGCGGTTTCGTCTAAGTATTTCTTAAATTTTCCTAATAGATAAACACCCGTTCCGAGCATTGCATATTTAAACATCTTCCCGAATATACCGGATTTCTTATCATCTCCCAGGTTGTTTGCAGAATTATTAGTATTGTTGGAAAATAAATTAAGAACCATTTTTTTATTAATTTGGCTGGGTTGGGTTGAATTGCTCTGCAAGGCTTTTTCTTGCAACGAATCTCTTAATAATCTTTCAATATTCCTTAGAAGTTTATTGGTCATCAGTAAACCATTCGTATTAATACGAATTTTATTAACATTATCCAATAAAGTCTTAGGAATAGTAGGTGTTCTGTTTCTTGTACCTGCGCCAACTTTGGGAAATTTTAATACATAATTATTCAACCTTTTTGTCAAATCTTCCGCAGCAGTATTCAATTTATTGAATGTACTAGGTTTTATTGCTGCCATCAATATTCTGACCTTTGTATTGAAACTACCTACGGACAAGGTCAAATCATCTACCTTTTTTCCTAATTTATTAAATTTATCTGAAACTAATTTCATTGGCCCATCAACCACATTAAGTGGAGAATTTTTGCTTTCGAATAGATCTATAAATTTTTTTGCAAGATATGACTGTCCCTTACCATTCTTAGACATGTAATCATCTATTGCAGAAAGTGCATCATTTATCGTAGTAGCCATTATTTATATTTATACGGTAAATAATACAATATGACTATTTACGAACAAGAGCAGCTTGAACATTTTCAAAGACAATTACTTTCTGGTGTGTATTCTGAAGAAACACTAATACATCTTTACGAATCTAACCAACTGAGTGATGGTCAGATTAGAATAATCCAAGAACTTGCTCCTGTGTTAGGTGGACTCAAAAACGTTGCATCTAAGATAGGTAGTAACATAGGAGGTGCATTTAAACAAGCCAGAACACAAGGACTAGACAAGGCTGGTAAAGATTGGATGGGTCGTGCTAAAAATGCATATCAACAAGGTAGACAGGAGACCCAATATAATAATCATGCAAATAATATAGGTAAACAGTGGCAGAAAATAGATCGAACCGTCACCAACAGTCGCTTATTCGAACAAATGGAAGCTTTTAGAAAGGGTTTCAATGGACAGGATAAATATGTAGATCAAGCACTTGCTTATATTAATTCGACATTCTTAGATCTTCAACATTACCTCTCTGTTAAATATCCACAACTCAACGTTGAAACCGATCCATCATACACACCTGAATGGAAAAAACAGGAAATGGCTAAACAGGCCGAACGCCAGAAGAGTTTGGACGCACAAGTAGGTGCAGAAGATGTCGCTAATCCGGCCTCTCGCGCAAGTCACCGTAGCACACAGAGAAGACGGGATTATGCACAGAGAAAGGCCCAAGGCTTAGTCAAACCAAGAAACACCTTAGCGAACAAGATAAGAAATGCTTAAAATAAAAAACCCTCAGATAATCTGAGGGTTTTTTTATTAGGAGAACAGTGCAGGAGATATTTCTATTACTCCTCTATGAGACACATCATCTATCATCTCTTCGACAGTTAATACTTCTGTTATTCTTTTTCCAAATTCAGAATCGATTTTTTCTATAATTTTATTAATCAGATTGCTAGGAAGATTCTCAACAATCGTCAACCTATCCTGGACATTTTTTGCAACTAGATTTATATTCGTCTCTCCAATTTTTATATATTTTATAAATTGTGACAGGTAGTACATAAACATAACACCTGGAATATCTTTCATAGAATCCTTATTCCTTTCATCAATCTTTTTAATTTTTGTTTGTTCAAAATCTCTATCAAAAATAAACTCCTGATCTAAAGACGGAAAGTTCAGAGTAGCTTCATAGGTTCCATCTTTCACTGTTTGATCTGAGAAAGATTTCTTAGACTTTTTAATAGAACGCAATATACGGTCGATATCTACTTGGATAATCTTTCCAGTTTCTGCAAAAACTTCCACATCTATTGTGGATTTGACATTCTTTTTTCGCAAGTCCAACAGAATTGAAATTTTATCGAATATATTTATATTTGAAGTAGGTATAGACGGATCGAGTATGTCTTTTAGAATAACAAACATAGTTTGGTTAAACTGATTGTCTACAAACGAGCCTGCGAGAGCAGTTTTAATAATACTCTTCAAATGCAATGCATTCATAGGCTTAATATGAACCTCTTTATTTAAAGAAGGAATGTATGTGTTAGATTCAAATTGTTTATTTGATTCTTTTAAGAGTGCTAGAATTTCTTGTTGATTTAGGGGAATTTCGGGTTCCATAATATAATACTTAACTTACATGAATTCTGATGGCTGTTCAACCATTCCTTTTGTTTCAGAGCGATACTGATCAAATAAATCAGTTGTTTGATTCTCTTGTATTGATTCTTTAGGTGATTCGGATTGATGTGCTTTTATCAATTTAGCAAATATAATATCTAATTCAAGAGGTGTTATATTTTCATAAAATTTATAATCTAAATGATAATTGGCGGACACATCGGCTATAACCGATAAAATATTATCCAGACTATCGTCATTATATAATATTTTTATTATATCCGTTATATTACCTGTGCTAAAGTTTAACTTAAATATTTCCGATTTACATTTATCGTTGGAGCAGTGCATCTCCATTAATGATAAATCAGTGAAACTCTTATACAACGGATCGATGAACTTATCCTTAATACTTAAAATATCTGCCATTTGTATATGCGGAAGAACTATTTTCATATCCTCTTGAGTATTTGTATGAAACGTATTACCATTTATTATTATACCTCGTATGTGACTAAAAAGATAATCATCTAATTGATCATTAATATCCTCTATATCTCGAATGTATGAGTCCGCACATAGTATATTCGGTATATCACATATTATTTGATAATTCTTAAATGAAAATATATGTTTAAATGATCTATCTATAACGGGTGCAATTGTATCCAACATATTATTCAAGTCAAAGGACTTGCTAGTTTCAGTCTTACATTTATCGCATATTCGGGTGAATGGAAGGTCTTTTCCACACGAATATATCTTTAAATACAAGAATATAACAAACCGATCTATAATAGTTAAGGAGTCTGTATTAAATCGCCAAGGACCATTTGCTGCTAGTAATGAATTGAGCATATTAATAAAGTCCTCTTTGTCACTCATTTGCTTGTGTAGGTCTTTATACTGGATTACTGTTAATTCTTTGAATAATATGAATTCTTGGATAGAAGGTATCCAAATTTTTTTAGATGTCATGTATTAATCTACACTTATGCCAAACCTTGCACAAGTTTATTTTGTTGATTTATGAATTGTTGACTCATAGCGATTTCCCCTTGAAGTGTAGAATTGGTGATGGTAGACTTCGTTGCTGCCGAAGATTGACCAACAAATCCATCAATCGAATAACTATTATATACAAAATTGGCCTGCATTTTAGGAAAATCTGAACTTGAGGTATAATCCATTTCTTCTCTAGGAATATTAACAGGTACACAATCTTTAAAAATATATGCCTTCCTAATGATATTAGGAGAACATTCACCATTTCGTGCAAGCTGATATATAAAAATATCAGCTTTTATACTCCTATCTCTAGGAGTTGCTATTAATCCCTCATGTGCAGCTAGAATAGCCCAAGGACGTATTACACCGTCTACGAAAGATTTATTAGTTTCTAAGAAACCAGTAGTAAGTTGTTCAAAATTAGACCTACCATTTATAATGGGCGCATTAATGAATCCATTGTTAGAACCTTCTGTTATTCCTGCATAATCAACATTTATATTTTCTCCAGGAATTCCAACTGCATGTGCAAAAATACAACCTACGACATCTTGAGTTGCAGTTGTCCAAGTTGCATCAGTCATTGATGCTATATTCCATCCCGGAGGTTCGTAGTTAGGTACAACGTTCTTAATTTTATTAATTAAATAATTCCTGTTATGAGCATTTATAATCATGACCCACGAAAATCGCATAGGAACATTATATGCCCATTGACATAACATTTTATTGAAATATGGAATATGGTTGTGAGTTACGGCAGGTAGACCCCCGAAATCACATGTCTGAAATACTTGAGGTGTTATAATTCCACAGTTACTAACAATTCCATTTATCATTCAATTACTTACTTGTAATGTTTAGGTTCGAGGAATTGAAAATCTGTTTTACCTACGGAGCCTATTTTAGAAACACCATTCTTTAATGTATATTTAACCTCCATATTTCCTTGTTTAGAGTTTACTCTTGCTCCTGGCTTTTTAGGGTTCACACCTTTTATTCTTAAATGACCTCCTAGACCTTTTGCAATACCTGCCTGTGCATGATCTTTTTGGGATTTATTCTGTCCCCTAGCACCTTTTCCATCCCAATAATTTCCTATATATTGTTGATTTCCTAACTTGGTTTTTTGCGAGTCTGAATGATTATTTAGGGAGCGTACCTGTCTAACACCCGACTTGGGAAACATGGTATCTGCCCAATAGCGCGACTCTCTACGTTTGGATTTCGCAGTTGTATATTCACGAATAAGAGATTCACAAAATTGATCAAATTCAGGGGTCATGTATTTACTTATTGAAAAATGTGGGCTTACTCGCTATATTGTATGGATGGAATTACCCCAAGCATATTTGATAAATAAATTCAATTACTACTCTGCTTCGATAAGAGAAACTTCTTCTTATTTGAATGGTAGTTGCCCTATTTGCAAAGAGGGGGATAGTTGGGGTAAAAAGAGGCGGCTTTTTTATTTTAAAAATGATGATTATTTATACTGCCATAACTGTTTCTCTGGAGATGTTAAAATATTAACACTGGAGTATGGCCCTATAGAATTTAGAAAAATAAAAGATTTATTGGTTACTATAAGATGTAAGGATGGTGTTTGGAGAAAAAGAAAGATATTAAGCTATGGACACCAAAACGTGTTCGAATATCAATTTGGTAATCTAGGATTTTCAAATAAAAGATATACTATAAAAGCTACAGAGAATCATAAATGGTTTATAAAAAGAGATAATAAAAGAAGAAAGTATGATACTACTACTGAATTAAAACTAGGCGATAGATTAGATACTACACCAACTGTTGAAGAGAGAGATATTATGGGTATTGTTCATGGTATTATTTTTGGTGATGGAACTTATAGAAAATATAAAGGAGAAAAACGATATGCTATTATCAGAGTATGTAAGCAAGATAGCCGAAAAGACACAATATTAGAAATATTGCGAATGGCGGGGTATAAAGTAACTTATCCTAAAAACTTAAAAGGGGATGCGTATGTTAATATAGGTCGTGTCGAACATTTAAAAGATATTCCAAATACAATAAATCCAAGTTATATTTCCGGGTTCATTTATGGATTATGGTTGACAGATGGATACGCTAATAATCTATATGAAATAGCTACAGTTCGGTCAGATTTAGTCGAATGGATAACTACATTTGCAGCAATGGGGGGATATAGAATAGTAAATAATATATATCCCCGCACAAGAAAAAACTGTTATGCTAATGCTAAACCTATATATCGTATCAAATTGAAAACAAATTCAGATGTTATTCTTAGAAGTAAGAAGTTTATAGGTTCTGAAGAAGTTTTTTGTTTAGAAGAGCCGATTACTGGTGGGTTTTATTTGGATGATAATATTCTTACAGGAAATTGCGCCCGTTCATGGACTCCGTATTTTTGGATAAAGGAAGTTACGGGATTAACTTTTAAAGAAATATTCACAGAGTTAAAGGATTATGACTATGATTCTAAATATAAACTAATTATAGATAAAGCTGAAGAACGTGTTTTTGATTTGCCAACTCTTCCAGGAGAATGTGTAAACTTAAAAGATTCATTACAAATAGAATATTTTAAGAATTATCCAGTTGTTAATATTGCATTGGAGGTTTGTAACGAGAGACGTTTATTTTCTGCACTGAACGCTCCAAAGACTTATTATGTATGTCTAAATGATAAGTTTCATGGAAATAGATTAATCATTCCTTTTTATAATAATCATGGAAAAATAGAAAGTTATATTTCCCGAAAACTTTTAGATTCAGATAGTAAAGCGAAGTATTTGATAAAATTTGGATCAAATAAACCCATCTTTAATTTAGACAAAATTGATGAAAATTTCCCATATATATTCTTATTTGAGGGACAGATAGATTGTATGTTTGTTAGAAATGGCGTATCTGTAGCGGGGACACGACTGACTGAATCACAAGAAGAGACATTGTTACGATTATTTCCATTTCATCAACTGATATGGGTATTAGATAATTATACACTAGAAGGTGATGAAGTTAGGAAAATAATCGAAGATAAATTAAAAAACAATCAGACTGTCTTTTTATTTGAGAATGAATTCAGTGAATTTAAAGATTTTAATGATTATTGTGTAGAAAAAAAGCAGGACCAGATAGACCCTGCTTTAGTTTTGCAACATTCTTATAAAGGCTCTGCGGGCCTTGTGAGACTATAAATTTATCTAAGAGGAGATGCTGGTGGTTTTCCTAAGGAACTATCGCCCGTTTCTGGTGAATCGTTTAATCCTTGTTCTTGATCTGGGATGAGATCTTCCAACTCTTCATCACTCATAGGTTTTTGCAGGGTTTTAATAAACACACCGAATTTAGTACTAACATTATTAATGGCAACCTCAAGTTCTGAGATAGATGCATTAAATTCTGTTAAAATGTTAGTAAGATCGTTGAATGCGGTTTCTTTATCAGCATTACGGGTTATATCATTGGCAATAACTGCCGAGCGTTTATATTCTTCTCCTGGTTTAGGTTTGAAATGGTTCTGAATAGATCCGAGAGCGGATGTTGCATTATCAGAGATACGTCTAAGTTCTCCAAGATTCATGTCTGATAACTTCTCAGGTGAGAAAGCTTCCGCCATTCGTGCGACCTCCTGTTCAAATCCGTTACGAATTTCTTCGATCTTTTCTTTCAACCCACCATCATCTGTAGAAAATTCAGCGGGATTGGTGTCGTCATCCAGAAAAGAATCGATTGCACCAGAGGGAGTATCGTAACGAGGTCTAGAAGTTTTAGGGGTTCCTGCTGGAGTGGTGCTTGATGGTGTCTGTGCAAGTTCCAGAAGTACAGATCGAAATAATTCATTATAGTTCATATGTATATTTACTTATTTCTTGCGTATTTTTCTACAATGTGTTAAATTGCTATATGCGATTTAAAATAGTAGTCCCTACAATGAAGACCGTTGAGGAATATAGAAATAGTCACTTTTTCGAATGTATCGATAAGCTCGAAAATGACAACTCCGAACAATATGATGTATCTATAGAATTATTCTGTGAGAATAAAACGAGTTTATCCGAGTTATATCAAAACTGTTTAAATAAAAGTTCAAAATATGATTATGTCATTTTCATGCACGACGACCTAGAAATACATGATCAATTCTTTTTCGAGAAGCTTATAAAAGCTCATGAACAATATGATATAGTAGGTCTTGCGGGGGCGACCAGTCAAGACTATTCTACTATTATCATGCCTAGTGGACAAGAACTTCCCTTAGTCTGGCATCTACGGAAAACGAAACCTGAGCACGGACGGGGTATCGTTTCACATACGATACCTAAAGGATTTAATGGATGCGAATTCAGCCACATCAATTCAGCCTACTTCGGGCCAACTCCTTGTAGGGTGGCTGTTATAGATGGCCTGTTCATGTCTTTTAAAATGGAATCGTTGAAAGAAAAAGATGAAGTTTTTGACAGAGATTTTACGTTTCACCACTATGATATGGGAATGGCTGTGCGTGCTAACATAATGAGCCTAACTATGGGAGTATATCCTATATTCTGTATACACCATGGACTAGGAGAATATGCTAATGATAAAACGTGGCATCTCATGGCAGAAAAATTTAAACAAAAATATAGTAATTACAAAACAGAAGTATGAGTATATCTTTACTAGATAATAGCATTAGCACTATTGATGAACAGTTCTGGAAACATCGAAATATAAATCGAAAAACTTTCGGATATTGGCGACGTTCATTGAGGATCGATCATAGCGATTTACCGTTCCCCACAGATTTTATAGATACTTCCTGGGATATTTCTTTCAGAAATAAGTTGCTGAACATTTTGAAGACTGCTAATGTGGATGAATACTGGCTTGGATGGTCTAATTGCCGTATATGTGGTATAATGAATGGGTCTAAATGTATGGAGATAAATGGCTTAGTATTTCCTGAAGGTCTGTCCCATTATATAAAAGATCATGGCCTTAGACCTCCTGATGAAATTTTAAAAATTATATATGAAAAATCCACTTGAATTCGCAAGAGAAATTTTAACCGAAAAAGAACAGCATCCAATTCTTCCATGTGATTCTTTTGTTAAATTTCTGATCCAAAGATATTTATCAACCGCATCAATGACACACTGTAATCTAATAAACAGTACGTTGAATATGAAATTGAAGGGGTGGGACGATGATCAAGAGATTTATAACTTTTTAAAATGCTTAATCCCTAAAGTTAAGAGTGCCTATATGCCTTATATCTGGCAGAAGAAAGAATATAAAGATCCTCCATTTGATATCGGATTAGTAGCAGAAAATCTGGAAATATCTAAGAGAGAATTAGAGGATTTAATTGATATTTTTCCTGATTTGGTTGATAATTATACAGAAACTTCTGAAAAAATCTTGCAAGAACAAAAGTAGTGCCTAAATAAAATAAATGTCAGAAGAACTTACTAAATTAACTCAGCACACTATATCACATGCTATTCAAAAGCACTTTAGAACGGAAAAGATTGTAAATTATGATCTAGACTTTTCTAGATGGAATATTAAAAAATTATATAAAGATACGCTCTGGGTACAAATGATTGATGATCCTGATGCGGATACTATCATACGCAACGGCATCAGCATCCCAATTAGTCAATCAAAGGGTCTTTATCGTCTAGGAAAAATTCTTATGGCTGGACCCGATGTTAAACATGCCCAAATAGGAGAATACATCAGATTTGCTAATGGACTTGGCTCCCCATTTGAACAAAAAGTTGGTGGTTATAAAACCATGTTAATCCGCGAAGAACAAGTTATGATGGTTGTGGAATTTGATGGTTCTGAAGATGAAATTAAGAGAAGTATAGAGGATAACGTTTTATTACAGTAATATGAACGAGTTACAATTTTGTTATTGGCTGCAAGGTTTTTTTGAACTTAGTAATCCAAAAACTTTGGATGAAAATCAAGTACAAGAGATTAAGAATCATCTCAATTTGGTGTTTAAAAAGGTTACACCCGTTCTAGAACCTTCTTATTGTTCTCCCGATCATTCCAACTTAGGGTATCATAAATTATTTACAGGACATACAGGAGTGAGTGCAACACCACTCTGTTGATAAATATATGAATGAACAACAGTCAACTTCAATCTATCTTAGGAACTAATGTAGTAGAATTGACATTTGTTAGAAGACACCCAAAATTGGGATGGTCAGATATAAGGGGGATGTTCGGAACCACGAACTTCCCCCTTCTTAATGGGGATTTTGGTTCACAGGTTTTACACTTCCACCCTCCTAAAGGTGTTGGAATGGGATATAATTATAAAGCATATAATCTATGCGTTGTGTGGGATATGTTTCGACAAGAATACCGGGTATTTGGTGCAGAGCAAGTGGAAATTAGAAAACAATTTCCACTTAACACTCCTGAAGAACAAGAGCAATTCATGCAGTATTTTTATGATTATATAATAGGTATGTCTAATCAACAAAAGATTGATTTTATGGGATACGTCGGAAATATGATCATTCCTGGGCAAGTTGCACAAAACACACCCGATAAAATTCCAAACAAGCTATCAAATATATACGATAAATTTAAATCAGGTATTTCGCAATTTTTTAACAAAAAACCTTGAAATACTTGTTTTGTATTTTAAATAGTTTTTATGTTTCCCGATTCTTCTTCTGAAAAAATTGAAAATATCTTTGAGAAATATTTTCAAAAATATTTAGAGATTTATATTAAAGATGTGCTATTTAAACAAGGACGTTTTATCCTAGTAGATAATAAAATAACAGGTAATAATTACTATTATGAATTACTTCTAGAAAGAACTAAAAAGATAGATGTTATAAAAATTCCATTTCCTTTCCATGTAGAAGAACATTCGTCAGAAGGAATAATGTATTTTGATTATAGGATAGACACCCTTATAAAATACTCGAATATAAAAAGATCAGCAATAGACGGAATTATTACCAATTATAATAATATTCCATCAAAATTATTTGATAATATATTAGAATTTAAGTTTAAATGAATACGAAATTATTATATTTTTCTATTTTTAGCGGAGACATATATGAAATTATGCCCGAAGACGAGAAAGCATTAGACAGCTTTCAAATACCTTTAAAAATGAGACCCAAAGGGTGTCGAAAATGTAAGGGTTGTTTCTATATTCATTACGATCTAACTAATAAAAAGTTTGATATATGCCCTAGGTGTGCAAAAAAATATATAGATTATAATAAATTATTAAATGAAAAACCCTGATAAGATAATAAATGGATTTTTATATATCCAGGACGAGGATACCGTAGTGTTTATATCTTTATACACTGAACAGAAACAGTATTATGAGTCCATATTATTCAATAAGTTTCTAAAGGATTATAAGATAAATAAAAAACATATAATCCTTGCTCATGAAGAGCATGGAAACGTGACACCGCTATATACTACACGACATAAGGGTGGATGTGATGTTGCTGAATTAGATTTTGATAAATTAATTCAGGAAGTATATTCTATTTGTATAGAAGTCACTAAGTATAATTTTTAATACTAATACAGTACTGTTCCCGTAGGTTCTAGAACTGTGTAATTCGTTTTAGCTATATTATTGACTTTATCAAATTTTCCTCCCAAAGTTATATGCCCAGTTGAATTTATAGTCATATCTTGGATAATAGGGTATACAGTTGGGCTTGTGTATTCTATACTTATATATCCCGATGGAGAATTAAACGCTGTATTAAGTGTCCCGCCAGATGTATAATTATACAAGGTTCCGTATTTCGTCGAAGATACTATTGGCGACACATAATAGTATATGAATATATTTTCTCCCTTTCCTCTAATTTTCAGACCTTCGAAATTCGAAGAAGTTGTTGCTATAGTATGGGACCATATTGTGGCTCCTGTATAACTTATTCTTAGAAGCTTTAAATGTTTTTTGTTCGTTGCAGTTCCGACTACGATGATGGAATCATCTGGGAGAATGTATAAATCCGAAACGGAGTCCATACCTGAAACTGAAGTATTTGCATTAAAAGTAAGATCAACTGCACCAGTATCTTTCCTAACTCTGGCGATAAACTTCCTGGCAACACTTCTTATCGATGTAAAATTACCAACCACATAAAGATGGCTAGTAGTTTTACACAGACCCATAGAAAATACTCCGTATCCAGTGGGCGGATTGCAATTCCATGTCGAAACCAATAAATCCGAAGCATTTATTTTTGCTATTTTATTTCTGGGAGTTGTTCCTATTTTTGTGAAGGAGCCTAACAAGAAAACACCAGAATTATCAGTATCAGTAATGATTTTATAAACTAATCCATTTATATATTGTGTTCCGACTTGCACGACAGACGAATCAGATTTTTTAATTTTATCCAATCCATTAGATGGTATAAAAAATATCTCCTGATTAGTAGCAATATCAAATCCAGACGAACATGAATATGTTACGCCATATACATTTGTGATACCAAAACCGCCATCAAGAACATTGCCATTAGACAGCTTTGCCATATTATAACGAGTGTTACCTTGCACAGAAAGGAAATCACCAAATATAAAATTATTATCTGCCGAATCTGTTATTACGCTATACACTGCCCCACTGATATTCAATTCAGGGAATCTAGCAGTAGTAAATCTAAGAGCAATAGGAACGATTAATGACATATTAAATGTTAAAGAAATTCATATTAGAGAGGAACTGTTCTCCATCATAGTAGAATGAGATAACATTCTTTGCAGAAAGTGTGGTATAAAATGCGGAATTGTTGTCCACGAAAGTCCACAAAGACCCAAATGCAGATAATTCAGAACCCGCACTGGCCACTTTTATGATAAGGTTCCCGCTCTGTCCTGCAAAAATTTCTGTTGGATTGTTTAATTTGGCTTTACCCTCTAAATGTATTATGGCATTACTACCAACTTCATCAAAATTCCAATTAATCTCTGCGGCAGAGTTTATAGTAAGAACACCCTGTAATATAAAATCATTGACCACATTTGCCGATACGTAATCTACTGATGAACTCACAAAATTTATATGATTTAACAATGCGCCACTAGTAGAAATCATCGTAGAACTTAAATAATCAATCCTAGTGTTCAATGTTGCACTAGTGGAAACCATTGTAGAACTCAGATAATTGATCCTAGTGTTCAATGTTGCACTAGTGGAAACCATTGTAGAACTCAGATAGTTTACACTATTAACAGTATACGAAGATAGATTATATAAATTGGTATCTAGAGATGAAAAACTTATATTAAAAGTTGATAGTGTATTTCCTATACATGTTGTTCTAGAAGTCAAGTCAGGAATATAATAAGGCATAATGATATTTATATACAAAATAAAAAAACCCACATATAATATTATATGTGGGTTTTTTGTTTAATTTATCTTTTTATTAGAAGTAGTTCTTCTCTTTCTTCCCTGTAGAGGTTTTGATTCCAGTCTTGGCCTTGCCGAAGTCGGCATCACCATTTCCCTTTACGTGTGTAGTTTTTGGAAGTGCGCGAGCTTTTCCATCATAATTTCCTTGTGCTCCGTGTTCAGAACCTTCGGAACCTTCCACATCGTCTGGATCATATCCAGTATCTTGGTCAAATTTCATATCACCATTATCTTTGACATGAGTGGTTTTTGCCTGTTTACGTGCTTTTCCGTCGTAATTTCCTTGGATACCTTTTGGATTTCCTTCACCGCCATCAAAAGCATAGGCTTCTGTAGGAATCTCGTCACCTTCATCCAAGTCGCTTTCGAATCCAAACTCATCACCTTCATCACCAAACTCATCACCTTCATCTTCTGTTCCACCAGCAAGAAGATCCACGATCTCCCCGAGGGTCATATTACGAAGCTCATCAAGAGTAATAGATTCACCTGTTCCGCCGATTTCGTCTTCAAATTCACCACCATCTGCATCGAAAACATTATCGTCTTCTTCACCAAATTCTCCACCCATTTCTTCCATTTCACGAAGAAGTTTACCAAAAACATTATCAAAGCTGTATGAACTATTAACTTGTTCAATCGCTCCAATCATCTTTTTATCTCCACCTTTGCGGCTTTTTTTTCCTTTAAACTTTTTCTTAAATTTGGGTGCAGCCTCTTCGATAACATTTGAAGATTCTGTAACTACATTACCTTGTGGACGGTACATGTTTTCATAAATTGAGGTTAGATCATTATTTTGTTCCATATCTTTTATTTATTTAACTTTTAACATTTTTGCTATTTTATAAGTAGTTTTATATGTCAAAGAAGAACAGTGACAAATTTCTCAATAATAATGAAGCACTTCCCATATCAATTACAATAGATTATACCCCAGAACAATTAATGGAACTTAAACGTTGTTCCGAAGATATTCTATATTTTGCAGAAAAATATTTTTATATTATCAATTTGGATGAGGGTCGTCAGACTATTAAATTATATCCCGCTCAAAGAAATGCAATAACATCTGTATTAGATAATAAGATGACTATTATATGTGCATCAAGACAGGTCGGAAAAAGTACACTCATGACTATTATATGTCTGTGGTATGCATTGTTTACTAGCGACTATACGATTGCTATTTTAGCAAATAAAGAAGAACAGGCAAAGGAAATTCTTGAACGTATTAAGTTGGGTTATGAAGAACTTCCTAATTGGCTTAAAGCATGTGTTCCTACATTTACTAACGAAAATATTAAGTTTGACAACGGTTCCAAGATATTCATATCAACCACATCCGAATCTGGTATTCGTGGTAAATCCGTAAACCTTTTATTTGTGGACGAATTTGCCCACTTACAATCACAGATTATAGAGCCATTCGTAAAATCCATAATGCCTACAATCTCATCTTCAAAAAGTGCAAAAATTGTCTTAGTTAGTACGCCCAAAGGCGCACAAGGAAAATTTTATGAATTCTGGGATGGTGCAGTAAAAGGTTCGAACGGTTGGTATCCTGTTAAAATTCATTATTCAGATGTTCCTGGAAGAGATGCAGATTGGGTAAAGCGAACTCTCGCATCTATTAACTTTGATAAAGATACCTGGAATCAAGAGTTTGAAATTCAATTCTTAGAAACTGGAACGGCTGCCATCAATCAACAGGTTATTGAAAAATTGAAGGGTATGTGCTGCCCTGCCGAATTTTCGTTTGATAATGGCGATTATTATATTTGGCAAGAACCAAGACCCGGAAGAATATATACTATCGGTGTCGATATTGCAGAAGGTGTAGGACAAGACTTCACAGTTATGCATGTACTAGATATTACCGATCCCCTTGATATTCAACATTGTGCAACTTATGCATCCAATAAAATTGCACCGTGGGTTTTTGCAGAAAAATTGAATCAAATTGCTCGTTCTTGGGGAAGACCTTTCCTGTGTATTGAACGAAATAAAGAAGGTGCAACTGTAATTGATGCATTACTAAATGTTCATAATTATGATAATATCGTAAATTATACAATGCAAAATGATAAACGCGGTGTTTATCAAAATCCTGGTATTTTCTGCCACCAAAACTCTAAATATGCAGGTATTCAGAATCTCAAATATTATGTTGAGCATAAACAATCGGTATCTATATATGATCTTCAATCTGTCACAGAATTCGAGTCATTTATTCGTAAAGAAAATAAGACTTGGGGTGCTAAAAAGGGATACCATGATGACCGTGTTATGGCGATGGTATGGGCACTAGTTATCCTTAAAAAAGATATTGCAGAGCGTTATTTAGATATTGAAGAATATGACGATTCAGGCGCACCTATAAAAATAAGCGATCCTAATCAATATTTGGTCGATAATTATTTTAAAAACGGATTAGATCGATCCAAACCTATACGTGATATTGGAGGAGGAAGAATTTATAATGCAGTATTCAATTTCGGAACAGAAACGCCTATTGATATCAGAGAAAAATATGCACAGAATGTCACAGGGGGCGGGTGGGATTTCTTATAAATAATACAAATGGCGAATAATACACCGACTCCTCCAGATATATCATGTCCTGTTCCTGCGATTATATCTACAGGCCACTACACAGATACCCAATCCACTACTAATGTATCTAGGAAAGATAAATTTAGGCTCATCATGGATATACCAAATATCCTAAAACCTTTACTTCGAAAGGAATCCAGATTTTGTCATGGGGGAAATTTAGAAAGATTGCAGCTTAATATATGGGGGTTTGTTGTTCCTGAATTACAGATAAATAAAATAGAAGTTCCTTATTCTGGACAGACTATGAAGTTTTCTGGTTTATCTAGACCGTCAGCACCACCATTAAATATAAATTTTACAGTAGATAATAGGTTCGATAACTATTATATTTTATATAAATGGTTGGATATTCAGAATGATGATGAGAATTCACAATTTGATTACAAACAACTAGGAAGAGATTCAACAGGACGATTAACAGAGTATTCATCGACGTTTACCGTTTTAGCATTAGACGAATATGAAAATGCAGTAGCGAAGTGGGATTATATAAATGCTTTTCCTACAGTACTAGGCGGTATAAATGCCAGTTATAGAGATAGTGCAGAGTTAGAAT